AATGAAGCCTTTCGCTTCATGCAGGTGCTCGTAGTTGTCAGGGAATCGACGGTCCGGCCATCAACCCAGGTGCACACCAATGTGGTGGGAGGTAAAATGGCGTTTATTGTATCGAGCTAGGCACTTAAATACAGTATCTCTGCGGGGCGGAGCTAAGGAGTTCGTCCAATCCATGTAAGACCCGTTTGTTGCCTTCCAAATAAGGCACGATCATACCATCCTAGTTCCACCAATCGACGTGTACGGTGCCTTTTCACTCCTTATAAGGCATATTGCTGTTTTATCGTTACACAAGAGTATTGCATATGACTACATTTCCCCCCCCTTATGCGAAAGCGTAACCACTATATCCTGAGGGGACTCCTAACCGCGTACAACCGAAGCCCCGCTCTCCGCCTATACATGCCGCTGTCCCCTCAGTCAAGCCTTGCCCCGTTACAGCCCGATTCGCAAGCTTCATGACCTACCCGTGGCAGCCTCCCGTCACATCGCGTTCGGAACCTACAGCTGCTCCATAATTCTATGATATCTTATGCGGTCGTCCATAAACTGATTCATTGTTCTCGGTAGACAATCCTGGAAGCACTTGATTATACATGGAATGATAGCTAATAGACAGACTATAACAAGCAAGGCATGCAGCAGCGTCTTAACACCTTTCGCGAGCCACCTTCCTAGATCACCAAACGTGCGCGTAAACCAATCCCCTATGGGATCATCTTCCACCTGTATCTTCTCTGTATGTTCCTTCATGGCTTGGAGCGTCTTGTGAATGGACTCACTGTGATCGCTGAGATTGAAGCAGCACATCCCTTCCACGTCTTGACACCCGTGTCCTTGCGCCAGGAGTAAGAAATCGATGGCTGCTCGATTCTGCAACACCGCGTGCCGGATGCTGTTCATGTCCTCCAGCATCGCATTCAATATTAATGATGTTAAATTCGCTTGCTTGACCGACCAACATGCCAAGCGTTCAATCTCCTTTAAGGCCTGTGCTGCGGCTACACCAGGAGCAAAGAAAGAAGCAAATATCCGGGCTGTCGCACTCCCTAGTTGTACCTCGTCACTGCAGTCAGACGGGAGATGACTCAGCGAGCGCCTGCTACGGCGGTGACCCGTAATGTTCGGCCCATACGTCATCCAGGTGGTAAAGTTAGGAGAGAGCATAGTCAATTGTCCTAGATAACAGGGCCCTCCCAAGGCATTACTCGGGATACCTTGCCAAGCCCTGTCCCCACAGATCAAGAAAATACCTGGAGGGAGTGCCTTAGCAGTCCCATTGTTCCACAACACCTCTGGCTGATTCCCGAAGGTAAACCCGTATGCATAATAATTCCATTCCGCTGTGCAATTACCACCACAACCTGTCGTGTTGTTGGAGCATCCTGTCCCATTGCTGTACCCTTCTAACCATTCTCCCCTTTTTGATTTACACCAAACAGAAAGGTCAGAAAGGTTCCCTCTATAATAACGAGTCTCGTTACTGGTGAATCCACAATATCTACTACTTATTGAAAAACTGTCTGTGTTTATTGGACTTACCATCGTCCATGATTGGTTGATATAGGGCCTTATAAGAGGGTCATCACTTTTCCATTTTGCTATGAAGTCACGCAATTCTGCTTCCGCCCCACCAGTCCCATTAAAATTCCCATCAAAAGTGTGACAGACTCTACTGCGATTGTTCTCTTTATAGCACACCGAACCAAAGGTAACACACGTACGTGTTGTTCCGTTCTTGATCATCTGGGACCCTAAAATATCCAATTCTTGGGGGTCCCAAGGGAGGGTTGTATTTAGAGCCCGTATCAAGCATGCTGTTTGGTTGGCTAACTCGGTGTTGTTGCAAGCAGTAACATTAGTGACATACCCCTCAAAGGTGTTCAGAGGATACTGTGGAATGCCTATCAAGCAGGTGCGGAATGGTGAGGTCGCTGACTGCAGACTAAGGCAAAAATCTGTTTGGCCTGTCTTGTTTGCCCAGGTGACCCACACGTTTCCTGGTTGTTGCATCAGATGAACTCCCCCCACCCCTGGGACGACGGAAATAATAACCACGCACACAAGTATTACTTGAAAGAAGAAGTAACCTCTCGATGGCAGCAAGGGTGTCTTCTCCGGGTCTTTCTTGCTTGCTGCTGGCGGCTTCTTCTTAGAGTCCTTCTTGCTCACTTTTCCAGGGTGCCCAGTCAGAAATGCCTGCAAAAAGAGGGCTCGCCTCATCTTTCTTAGTCACCTCATCCTTTTGGGTGATGTCCGGTTTAACTTTTCGAGAGGGTACCCAAATAACCTTATCAGTGTCCCTGTTTTTCACAGCGGCATAACCTCGTCCCCAGACCAGCACGTTCCATCCTTTTTCCCACTCCCCTGTCTCTATTCGTATTTTAACCGGGGGTCCTTCTGTAAGGATGGTAGGTCTCCAGTGTTTTTGTATCGGTGTTTTTGTGTTTTCACCACGCTCAAAGTGATTGAGGGCATACATTGCCTTGGCTAGTAGTTCCCCTTGTTTGCTGGCGGGGATTCTTTTCATAAAGCCGTCCCCCTCCGCAAGCACACGGATCTTATCTTTCAGGAGCCGGTTGGCCCGCTCTACCATAGCTTGACCCTGGGAATTACCCGGAATCCCGGTGGTGTGTGCTATCCCCCATCTCGCGAGCCACTCTCGCGTGGATTTAGACGTGAAGCAGGACCCGTTATCTGTTTTTATGGCCTTTGGTCTTCCCAAAACGGCGATAGCCGTGGCCCAATGATGTTGTGCAGCAACCGATGTGACACGGCCATGCTGAGTTACGACTATCGCCGATGAGGCGGTATCCACAGTAACAGCGAGCCAGGAACGGGGGGCCATTCTAGGCTCAAGCGTAAAGTCTGTCTGCCATATCTGTAGGGGTCCCAAACCCCTAGGGTTTACCCCGGCCTCCAACGCAGGGGCTGAATTACAATGCGGGCAGGTCTGAACAACCTCCCTAGCCTGCTGCATAGATATATTACACGCTTTGGATAGCGCGCGGGGTCCAATATGGAGAGCAGTATGAAGATCTTTAGCCTCTCTCAAGGGATACGCTTGAAAGGTGGCTTGGCTATCTGCCACGTCATTTCCTTCTGTGAAAAACCCTGGCACTTCAGAATGACTCCGCACGTGGAGAACGGCGGCCATGGCTGACCTTTGGCTTAACGCATCCTCTAAAATAAAAGCCGCCGCTGTAGACGGGACTCCCTTCTGTCCCATCTTGAGTAACATTTTCGCAACAAACGCGGAGTCAGTCACTACATTAGTGGGCGTTGTCGGCCACAGCAGAAGTGCCATGGCCACAGCGCGTGCTTCCAGTTGTTGTACACTTGCTCCCAAATCAGCTATTTCTTTTATCTCCCACCTTGGGCCCTCCCTCCAGACTACCACCCCCTTATGGGTGCTTGAGGAGGCGTCGGTAAAGACAGTGGGTCCCGGTACAGGGTGGTCGGTAACCCTCACTTTCAGAGAAACATGCAGTGGACGCGCAATGTCAAAAATAGATGGCGTGTCACTACTCCTGATTTTTCCTGCAAACCCCTTAAGGGCTAACAGGATCCCCTCCGGGAGCGGAAGGTCCTCCCGAAAGCATGCAGGCAACAGGAGGGTATCAACCTCCTTGCCAAAGGTTCGCACTGCCGAAGCACGTAGCTTAGTAATCAAAAGGGTGAGCACTTCTAACCAAGCAGTAAACGCCTTGGTGGGTTGGGTGGAGAATAACCACAAGCATGGCTTTGGGTGTGTGGACAGTCCCTGTCCCAGGACCCCTATTGCCCCCTGTTCACATCTAGCAACCGCTCCTTCCAGAGGCAGGGCAGGGTCCCATCGTTCCAAGGCAGCAGTGGTGCTAAGCTGTACGATCTCTCTCCAGGCCATTTTCATGTCTAGATTCCATTCCCTCGCCTCGTTGGGATCTGACCCTCGTAACTGCTCATAAAAGGGGCCCATCAGCCGTGGCGGGATTCCTAATGCAGGGCGAAGCCACTGAAGTGACCCCACCAACTTTTGAACATCCCACAAGGTGGCTATCCTGGGTTCTGCTACCAGGCCTACAGGTGCTACATACGTACTGCCTAACTTGTACCCAAGATATTGTACTCCGGGCTCCCTCTGGACCTTATCAGGCGAAATGGTGAACCCGGCTCTTTCCAATGTACTAATAACCTCCTCCCCTGCCGCTTCCAACCTGTCGTGACTTGAGGCGGCTAGCAAAAGATCATCCATATAATGCAACATGCACAGAGATGGGTGCTTGAGTCGCAAGGGCTCAAGTACCTGACCCACTATCAACTGACAGATAGTGGGAGAACAGGTCATCCCTTGGGGCAAGACCTTCCATTGAAATCTTCGAGCGGGGGCCTGGTTATTCACAGAGGGGAGCGTAAATGCAAAAGCTTCGCGATCTTGTTCCGCAAGAGGAATAGAAAAGAAGCAATCCTTGAGGTCTAGGACCATCAGGGGCCAGCCACGCGGGAGCGCGGAGAGAACCGGCGCCCCCTGTTGGACGGCCCCAAAAGGAACAAGCTTGGCGTTAACAGCGCGCAAATCATGCAATAAGCGGTAAGACCCAGAAGCCTTCCGGATCACAAAAACAGGCGTGTTCCAACAACTAAGCGAGGGTTCTATGTGTCCTAACTGTAATTCTTTTTCCACTAATTGCGTTAGCGCTACAAGTTTACCCTCGGGAAGGGGCCACTGGTCAATCCACACAGGCGTGTGGTCTGGCTTCCATTTGAGCGGAATAGCCAGATGTAGCGCAACAGTAAGAACAGTGGCCCTCCCTATAAATTTGTCAAGCGGAGCCCTAGGCCCTGCAGACAATCTCTTCCTAGGATACTCCCTCTGACCATAGCTACTGCGGGGAAGAGGAGCAGGGGTCGCTCCAAAGACCCGTCTCGGTTAATAACTCCCAATTCTATCATGTCACGAGATTTTCGCATGGGGATTCCCCCTCCTATGCCATGGATCTGTGGGTTCGCGGTGTCCACCACCGGCCAATCAGTAGGCCAATCCTCTTCCGAAATAATAGTGATGTCCGCTCCAGAGTCCAACAGCGCGGTGATATACACCGAACGCTGTTTGACCGGGTGACTCCCAGTGTTAGTCAGAATGACCCTAACCAAGGGGCGATCTTTATGTTCCATTGTCATTGCTAACGAGACGGCAGGCGGCTCAGGGCCGGGCCACGACCCCGAAGAGAGACCTCTTCCTGGGCGTTGGCCCTGGTTGGCATCCCGCTTCCTACACTGTTTAGCGTTGTGTCCCATCCCGTCACACAACTGACATCGCTCACGGCTGTTTCCTGATTTTCGTTTTTTCGGGCACTGCGCCTGATTATGTCCCGGGGATCCACAAGTGTAGCAGAGCCCTCGGGCACGACCACCCGACCCAGTTTGTCCATCCCTCTCTCTATGGACTACTGCCATAACTAAGGGCTGGATAGCAGATGACATGGCCGCGGCTATGCCTTGATCCGTAAGAGGGGCAGTCTTCTGCCTATCTAGCACATATTTGATTATCTCTCCTGGGGTGGTCAGCGTGGAGGGTGCTGCCCGTATAAGCTGCTGGATATCTGGCTGTGACTTCTGCCTAAAGCAGTCAATGATCACCGGAGCCCGCGCGGAAGGCGGGAGATCTGACCCCTCAACCGCCTTTATAAGCCTATTGGCAAAATCAACAAAGGACTCAGATGGTCCCTGTGTGATGTCCGCCCATGGACCTGCAGGTTCCGCCAGCCGGGCAACCTCTCTAAACGCCTGAAGAGCCGACGCCGTAATAGCAACCAATTCCCCCGGTCTCAATAATGCGGCCTGACCCTGCGGGTTACCCACCATTCCATCAGCTAAACCCTTTAAGCGATCCAAATTAGTCCGTTCCCCCCGCCCTTGACCATTCGCTGGGTGTCGGGGGTCGCGAGTGGCTGCCGCTATAACCGTCTGTAATTGGACACCCCAAGCGTCCATCCACAAGGCATATGGGGCAGGTCCTAAAATAACTCTCATTAGATTCGTAACGTCATGCGGCAGCAGCGGGGAGGACATAAGCGCTTCAACTTCTGCCATAGTAATCGGGGATCGTAAGCCCTTGGTCCTGACCGTATCAGCCAATCTTGTGATCAATTTTGGCTCCAGAGGGGTCCAGGCGGGTCCCTCTGTCTTAATTACTACAGGCATGGCCACCACGGGCGGACCAGTACTCGCAAGCTCCTCCCTGACCCTTGCCCAGTCAGTCAAGGCCGGCCCAGGGGCCTGGCTCGCATGCCCTGGCTCCGCCCTTGGCTGTTCCGCCCCCGGGGGTGTGTCACCCTCCTGGCCCTGCTGCTCTCCCACCCCCGCCAGGGAAGGATACAAACCACTCCCCACATAAGGAGGAGGAGGAGCCGAGGCTGTGGCGCAATTACAGCCAATAGCTGTTCCGCAATGATAGCAGGATGTGCCAACGGTCTTAGGTGTGGCCGTTTCCTCCGGCGCCATCTTCGCATCTCGCTGCGCAGTTGTTTCTCCCGCTTCCTCCCCCTTGTCGGCTCGCCGCTCCGTTGCTGGTTTCTCAATGCACTCCGGACCTGGGGGAGAGACCCTCCCTCCCCCTAGTCCCAACCAAAACTTTGCCTGCTCAGATGTAACCTGTTCCTCTCGAGCTGCCTTCAATGCCCCCAAAACCAATCCCCAGGTTTTTAACTCCCCCGATTTTCCAAGTACCATTGTTCGCTGGGAGAGCGCCGCAGTAATGGGATCCCAGGACCCCGGGGAATATAAGTCTGAGGGAGACGCAAGCAACCCTTCCTTTTGTAGCAGGGACAGCATGGCCCCTATTTCCTTCTTAGAAGGAGAGGTTTTCCCGCAATAGGTTTTACACGCGGACGAAATCACCTTTATGACGGCTTCCATGCTTGATCCTCCGGGCGACCAGAACCACGTCTGGGGCGGACCGCTCAGTCGTCGGGCTTCCTTCCCGTCTTCCAACGACTCTCTGAGTTCTCGGTAGGGTATGTGGGCTCCCTGCAGTAGAGCTCCCTCCGACGCCACTCAGCTTCTGCCCTCCTAAGCCGCAGCCCCCTCTACTAGGGTCATCGCCCGCTCCCCGAATAAGCGAGACGGATGAGGACAGGATCGCCACGCCGTCCGTGGCCGACCACTATTCCCTAACTATCACGTCGGGGTCACCAAATGAAGCCTTTCGCTTCATGCAGGTGCTCGTAGTTGTCAGGGAATCGACGGTCCGGCCATCAACCCAGGTGCACACCAATGTGGTGGGAGGTAAAATGGCGTTTATTGTATCGAGCTAGGCACTTAAATACAGTATCTCTGCGGGGCGGAGCTAAGGAGTTCGTCCAATCCATGTAAGACCCGTTTGTTGCCTTCCAAATAAGGCACGATCATACCATCCTAGTTCCACCAATCGACGTGTACGGTGCCTTTTCACTCCTTATAAGGCATATTGCTGTTTTATCGTTACACAAGAGTATTGCATATGACTACA